AAAGATTCGAATTAGAACAACTTTATTTTCAAGCCAAAGAGGCTTACTATACTGGAGAACCTTTAATGAACGATGATGAATTTGATAAACTTGAACAAGAGCTAATCACTATGGGTTCTGACGCTCCGTATATTGTTGGTGCAGATGATCGTAAAGCAATAGGAGGATTTTGGTGGACGTCAAATACGCAGAATGGGAAAAACATAGGGATAGAACTTACACATGAATATGTATGGAGGGATGGATATTTGCTTCCTGGCGATTGCGCTGCAGTTCGTTGTGTTAAAAATGATGACGAAGATTAAATAATATGACATACTACTGTGATGATAGCCGTCATCTAATATGCGTTCCATATTCAATTGATAACCTACATATGATGGCTAATGACTTAAATATAAAGCGATGCTGGTTTCATAAATCTCATTATGATATCCCAAAGAAACGAATTGCAGAAATTCAATCTAAATGCGAAGTTATATCATCTAGAGAAATTCTAGACATTATAAAAAATTGTTAATAACTTTATAAAAATAAAATTTATTTATAGTGCTTAACTAATATAAAATGGTTAAATTTAACTATAATTAAAAATACAAATAATATGAACAAAAGATTTGAACTTGAACAAACTTATTTTTCCGCTAAGGAATCTTATTACACTGGTGAACCAATCATGTCTGATGATGAGTTTGACGCACTTGAAAAGGAATTAATAGGTTTGGGTTCAACTACTCCATATATCGTAGGCGCTGATGATCGTAAAGCAAAATACTCACACCCTTCTCCTATGTTATCTCTTGCTAAATATCAAGCAAGTTTATCAGGAGTTGCTCCCACAGAATCCGCTACAAACTGGATGAAAAAATTTGGTGCTACTTCTTTTGAGGTTACACCTAAATATGATGGTAATGCTGCTAACGTAATTTACCAAGATGGCAAATTACTTCAGGTATTAACTCGCGGAAACGGTGCCAAAGGTCGTGATATCACTGAAAAGGTAAAACATAACATGCCCGAAAGGATTGGTCTTCAAGGCACTGTTGAGATTCGTGGTGAAGTAGTTATCAAGATATCTACCTTTAATGAAAAGTATTCTCATTTTAAGAATCCAAGAAACTATGTTGCTGGCGTTCTAAATCGTGATGATAACTCTACCGAAACTCTACATAATCTTGACTTTATACCTCTTGAGGTTAGGCAACGTTTAAACGATGAAATCTATTATATTGCTCCAAGAGTACCAGGTTTCAAACATACACCACATATTTTTTATATAGGTCAAAAAAACTTTGAGGTTGCATATCAAGATATGGTTAAATTCAGAACTACTAGTGAATATCAACTTGACGGTTTTGTAATTAAAACGCCTGAAGGATTACGGCCAATCTGGGGAGAAAATTCACACGATCCTAACTGGGCAATCGCAATTAAATTTCCGCCAAAAGAAGCAATTACCAAAATTAAATCTATTTCTTGGCAATATGGCAAAACCGGAGAATTAACACCGGTTGCCGTAATGGAACCTATTGATCTTGACGGTTCTACTGTATCACGAGCAGCTCTTTTTAACTTAGGCTATCTTAAAGAAAAAAGAGCTTACCCTGGAGCAATCGTTGCTATTGCAAAATCAGGTGATATTATTCCACAAATTACAAGATTGGTTACTCCTGGCAATGAAACCGAATTTCAATATCCAACGGATTGTAAATGTGGTTCTCCGCTAAAAGTAGAAGGGATTCACCTTATCTGTAGTAATTTTAACTGTGATATGAAAGCGTGGCATAAGTTTAACATGGGAGTTGCTTTTTTGGAAATTGACGGTGTTGGTTATTCTCTTGCTAAACAACTGTGGAATGCTGGTTTCAAGAATCCTTTGGAGTTACTTGACCCCACCAAAATGAATAAAGAAAGATTAATCCAATCTGGAGAGTTTAAAGCTGGGAAAACCTTGGATAACATCTTTAAAGAATTAGAAAAAACCAAGGAACTCCGCCCTGTGGATATCGTTATGCTTATGGGTATCGACGGTATGGGTTACACAACTGCTAAACAAATTGGAAATTACATATCAGGTTTACCACATAGTTTCTCCGGATTACAGAAAGATGTAATCGCAGGATTCGAAGAAGGTGGCGCTAAAAGAGAGAAATATAATTCTTTGGTTGAGAGCGTTTTACCTTATATTAAAATCGTAATGCCTGAAAAGATTTCTGAAGATTCTATTCCATATGAAATCACAGGTTCGCCAAAAGCATTTGGCTACAAAACCAAGAATGAGTTTATTAAAGCAGCAAAGGAAAAAGGATATCACCATTCGGGTTTATCAGGCGCTAAGGTTTTATTCGTTGATGATTTAAGTACAGTAAGTAATAAAATGAAATCAGCGCAAAGCAAAGGTATTAAAATAATGTTATACTCGGATATTTAAAGATAAGACTGGGGTTATCTAAGACCCATCCAAGAACTTTATATCAATCTGTTATATAATCTATACAAATAAAACTATAAGTCATCTAAAGTAAACTAATGGCAAAAGCAACAACTAATAAAGAAATTGTAGCATTAACAGATTTTGAGCACGTACTACACAGACCAACTATGTACATCGGTTCGGTTGAGAAATCTGAAGAAAAAGTTCAAATTGTAGAAAACAAAAAACTTGTAGAAAAACCCAAGGTAATATCTGTTGGTTTCTATAAGATGTTAAATGAAATTGTTGATAACGCATTTGATGAGGCAAAACGCATGAAAGGGGCAATGCCTAAAATTATCGTAAAAATCAATTCCAAAACAAATGAGGTAACTGTAACCGATACGGGTGGTGGTTTTCATAACGCGGAAAAAGAAAATAAGAAAACCGGAGCTAGTAATGTTGAGACAGCAATGTCAATGTTAAGAGCTGGTTCCAACTTCTATAATGAAAGTTCTAACGATTCTTTAATTGGAACCAATGGGGTTGGTGCGGCTTTGGTAAACATGCTATCCGATAAGTTTTCAGTTCATACCGTAAACAGTGAAGTTGAGTTTAGTGTTGAGTGGGATAAGTTCGTTAAGAAAGATGAAAAGCTTAAACCTGTAGGTCGAGCAAAGACTGGTACTACTGTAACATACATTCCACGTAAAGATATCTTTAAAGGCTGTACTTGGGATAAAGAATACTTACATACACTATTCATATTTAGAGAGTTCTTAAAGAACCAAGATCCAATAATTAGCAATCTTAAAATTGAGTTTTACTTTGATGATGTATTACTTGACTTAAACATTCCGTTCTTACCAGACAACGCAATTACATTAAAAGGTAAACTTGGTATGTTTGTGATATGGGACAAGTATGAAAACGCTACAAGTGCATCATTTATTAACGGTGCTATCTGTACAGGTATTCATCAAAAGATCTTTACTGACTGGGTAAATGATATCTTTGAGTACAATCTTGCTCATCACTTTTACGAAACGTTGCTCATACTAAACATGCCACCTAAACTTGTTAGGTTTGGTGATCAAAATAAAACTAAGTATGCAGTAGGTCGCTGGGAGATTCAGCAAATGTTGGAAAAAGATTTCTTCAAGAAGCTACGTCCTTCTATTCTGAAATCAGAGTTTTATGAAATTGTTAAGAAAAAGATTGATGAAAGAAATCTTAAACAAGATCTTAACACTCTTAAAGCTAAAAAGAAAGCAAACGCCAAGAAAATTTCTGATAAGTATTTTCCACCGTCTTCAAGTAAAGGAACACTTTTTATTGTGGAAGGTAGTTCAGCTATGGGTTCAATCTTACAAAAAAGAGATCCTCGAGTAGATGCTGTGTATTCACTTAAAGGTAAAATCAAAAATGCAAGAAGTATTTCTGACTTATCGTCAAATAACGAAATCATTGACTTGATGAATATCTTGAATCTTGAACCACGAGACGGTAGTAAATGTGCATTTGCTAATGTTGCTATTGCTACTGACTGGGATCCTGATGGAATTGGTCACATTGCTTCGTTGGTTATTAACCTTTTCTATAAGTGGTTCCCACAAGTAATTGAACAAAATAAACTTAATATACTTATTACACCGTTGGTTTCTGCTGAGGTTGGCAATAAACGCAAGTACTTTTACTCAATGACTGAATGGACTGACTTTGAGAAAAGCAAAACTGCGTATAAAAATGTTCGTTACCTTAAAGGATTAGGTTCATTAAGTATTGAAGATTGGCAAATGGTTATGGCAGAAAGAAAACTATTCAGAATACGTCAAGACCGTTTTGCTGCTAAATACATTGACATTGCATTTGGAAATAACGCTACAAAACGTAAGCGCTGGCTCGAGGGTTCTATCTAAAGATATATACGTCAAAATACCGAATTTTATCCACATTCTTTATGAAAGACTATAAAAGTTGGCTAACTGAGGCTGCAGTACAAAATGTGATAGATTACACTACGCCTACTTCATTAGAAATGAAAATGGGTAATGTAATTACTCCGCTAGATCCTAACTCTGAAAATTGGTTTGGCGAAATTGCCCGCATGAAAGAATATGAAGGAATTGCTTCACAGATTAAAAAAGCTCTTAAAGATGAAGATGATACTCTAATACGTAAACTTATTAGTCAAACCAAAGACATGCCTTTGTTTAGAAATGAACAAACTACTATCTGGAAGAAATCACAAATAGATGGTCTTGAAGATTTTCGCTCAGATGCAGAATTTCGTAGATGGATAGCGGGATATATAATCAATAAGATAAACCTGTTTAAAGACTGGGTTAACAATAAAACTTAAATATAAAATGGAAAAAGAACTTTTATCAAACGTCCTTCAAATATCAGGACAGCTTAAAGTATTACACTGGCAAACTACTTCATATGCAGAACATAATGCGTTTGAAAGAATTTATGATTCTCTTGGTGATTTGTTTGATAAACTAATTGAAGTTTATAGCGGTAAATATGAAAGACCTAAATTTGGTGGTGTTAAAGATCTTTCTTTTGCTGATTATGATAGCATTAAAGTAGATGCTTTCATTACTGCTGCTGAAGAATTTTTTGTAGATGCTTTTATGGCAGAACAAGATTCTGAACTTGCTAACATTAAAGACGAAATTGTTGCTGAGTTACAACAACTTAAGTATTTACTTACTTTAAAATAATATTACCGCAATGAAACACATACAAACATTCGAAAACTATATAATTAGTCTTAATGAAGCTGACACTTTTAAAGAAGGTGATTTTGTTAAGTGGATAACACCACAAACTGGAACACAAATTTCTTTTGGTATAGTTACAAAAGTGTACAGCAACTCTTTTGACGCAAAGACGATAGCTACCGGAGGAAAAGGAGATGAGCAGCCAAACAGAGGCTTGTCTATTGGCTTGGGTGGACCAGTTCTTTGGAACCCTCGAATAACCGCTAAGAAACTTAAACAAGATATTGAAGATCTTGGCGGATCTACAAACATGGCGGATAAGATTAAATTTGACAAGGCATCAATTTGGAATATTAATGAAAGCCAAGTAAATGAATCTAATGCAACACTTGGTACTAAAGCAAAACAATTTGCTAACGCTGTTAAAGGATTAGTTGACACTTTCATCGAAGCTGAAAAGAAAGAAGAAGACAAATTACCAGATGAATATACAGCAGCGCTTAAAACATTAGGTATTAACAAGCAAGACGCTGCTATATGTTTTTTTGACTCAGTAGGTGATGCTGATGACGTACTTGACGCTGCAAAGAAAGCTGGTATCAAATACGCAGAAGTTAATGATAGTGAAACCGGTTCTGGAGCAATTGTATTTTCAACAAAACAATAATATTATGAAACACATACAACTTTTTGAACACTTTGCTGAAAACATCGTTGAAGGTGTAAACTTTAATGGTTCTAAAGATGCTGATCTTGAAGATGTAGGCGCAGCTATCTCTAAAGAGAGAGACGCCGATGAAGCAGAATTAGTAAAAATAGGTAAAGAAGCTCTTAAAGCAGCAAAGCCAGTTTCTTTAACGGGCAAAATTAAAGAAGATGCTCCAAAGTTAATTAAGTATCTTGTAGATGCTTTTAAAAGAGCAGACATTGAACTTGATGATAAGAATGTATACATCACAAGTTCTCCAGGCATTGGTTGGGATAATGTAATAGAAATCCCAGTTGCAAAACAGGAAGGCTTTTATTTTTCAACTGTTCTTGATTACTATGATCTTGCTGAAAGTGGAAACGGAAAAATAATTATACCTGGCGCCTTTATAGAAGAAGCTAGCGGACAACTTGATTATGCAGTAGATGATATCAATAATAATGGTCAAATCGTTAAAGTGGCTACGGGGTTTAAGAAATACCTTGAAACTTTAAATAGTGAAAAAAATGATCTCAGATCAAAATAAATAAAAACAAAATAAACAAAGCACAATGAAACATTTGAAAACATTTGAGGCTTTCGTAAATGAAGATCTTGTTAAAAAAGCAGCTGATGCTGAGGAAACAAAAGAGATCCCATCTGACGAAGGTTCTGGCAAAGACAAGAACGACGAAAAAGAGCCTGAAACTCCAGAAGAAGAAAAGAAAGCTGAAGAAACTGCTGCTGATGTTCAAGCATCTGCTGAAGATAAAGCTGAAGGCGCTGGCGGCGAAGATAAAGAAGTTGAAAAGGATAATCCAGAAGGGAGCGACGAAGAAGATAAAGACGACGATAAAGACGACGATAAAGACGACTAGTAATTTTCATCCTTACATAGATTTTAACAAATGGGAGCGTAACCGCTCCCATTTGTTGTCTTATAGGAACTAAAGTAAATTCACTGAATATAAACATAAATTAAAAATCTAAAGTATCTTGAAGTCTAAAGTATATCCTCTAAACATTTCGCGGCAAATCGATACAAACTTCAGAAATTACGCTCTGTATGTTTTAGAAAATCGCGGTATCCCATCTTTTTATGATGGGCTCACAAATGTTCAACGATTCATTGTGTTGAACGCGCCACATAACTATAACAAGACTATCTCTTTGGTAGGTTCTTGTATATCTGATGGCTATCACCACGGAGACAAATCTTTATCAGGTGCTATTAATAAACTAGCTCGACCTTTTGGTAACAGTGAACAACTTTTACAAGGAGACGGTTTCTTTGGTACTCCTGTTAATCATGAACCAGCTGCTGCTCGTTATACATCTGTAAAGATTAACCCTAAGATTGCTGAAATGATTCGTAAGAGTGAATTCTTAAATCATAAGAATGAAGAATCTACATGGGATCCACTTTGGGTTGATTTGCCAATCGGATTAACTAACACAATCGTAGGTATTGCGGTAGGTTACAAAACAACTGTTCTTCCTCGAGATCTGGGTGATATTCAAAAGTATCTTGACGGGAAAGTTAAAGAAGTTAAACCTAAGTTTAAAAACTTTAGTGGTCGCATTACTAGATATAAAGGAATGGATAAGTCCTGGTTAATTGAAGGTATTTCCGAAAGAAACGATGGTGCAAGAACTATTCGTATCCTTGAGTTACCACCTTTAATGAAGTATGGTTCTTTTCTAAAAAGATTAGAAAACCTAATTACTAATCACACGGTTAAACTTACAAACAACTCTTCCACTAACGTAGATATTCTTTTACAGTTTAGCGGTACTAAAGAAGAATGGCCAATCTTTGCTGAAGCGGTTGAGAAATCGATTAAGATGCTGGTTACAGAAACACCGGTATTTGTAAAAGACGGTCTTGTTCTTGAATATGACCGTATTGAAGATTACATTGATGATTTCCGATATCGTCTTGCTCAACTTCGAGTAAAAAGACTTGAACACTTTAAGCAGTTAAATGATGATGAACTTATGTTCTTAATCTTTAAAGAAAAGTATTTACTTTACATGCTTGAAGGAAAGAAAACTAAAATGTTAACTGATGAAGAAGTTAACACTTTCTTAAATGATCTAACAAAAGGATATCCACATATCCGTCGTCGCCTTGATGCAATCTTACTTAAATCTTTAACAGAACAAGAATTGCAAAGAGTGCGTGATCGCATCAAAGAATTAACCGAAGAACTTAAAAAACAAATAATAGAACTAGCTGCGGCCAGAGAAACTCTAGGCGGTATGACAGACACTGCCTTGAAACGTGGTACACAAAACCGCAGCAACTCAACAGTTGATCTATTTGCCGATGAAGATGAAATCGATGGAATAGCAGTATTTGGTAACATAAACAATAATGAAGACGATGATAATTCCTCCTCCGACACCGAGTATTAATACTTCTCCACGCTCAAGAAGGGCTGATGAAGACGAATCAATTAGCAGTAATGTATCTGTATTACATGACCACATTTATTTTTACGCCCCGGTTACACCGGAATCTGCAATGGAACTAAATAGAACCTTGCAAGATTTATCTATGAGACTTGCGCCTACCGCATTTAGCTCAATGCAGGAAATTGGTTCACCTAGCCCAATTTGGTTACACATCAATTCATACGGTGGTGAGGTTTTTTCATCTTTTGCAATAGCTGATACTATTGAAAGAATATCTCAAATAGTTCCTGTGGTAACAATCGTAGAAGGCTGTGCTGCGTCAGGCGCTACATTCATGTCAGTAGCTGGAAAAAAAAGATTAATGAGAAAGAATGGCTTTATGCTGGTTCATGAATTAAATGATCGTGCTTGGGGTCGTTTTACCGAATTAAAAGATAACATGACAAGCAATGTAGAGATTATGAAAACTATTAAAGCTTGGTATAAAGAAAAGACTAAAATACCAGATGCTGAAATGGACAAAATCTTGGCACATGACATTTGGTGGAATGCTAAGAAGTGCTTGAAATACGGGCTTATTGATGCAATTATCTAAAAACCAAATACACTAATCTGAATATAAACAATAAATTAAAAATAAATCTAAATGAGCAATCAAATTCAATTACACCTGCAGTCGTCTGATGAACTGAACAATTTCTTAAAACGTTTCTCTGGAATTTCTGGAAGCTTACTAATCGAAATGGAAGATGGTTATATCAAGGCTAAAACTCACACGCCTGAAAGATCAGTTGTGAAATCGTCTAAAATGGAATTAAACAGAATATTTAATTTAAGTGGTGATACCATAGAGATTGAAACTTCTATGTTTGGCGTATATTCATTAGACCGTTTAATGAAATCCTTTTCTCACTTTGGTGATAGTAAAATTGAGTTTAACTTGACTACTGAAAAAACACCAGAAGGAACTGTTGGTACTGATCTTACATTAAAAAATGATTCACTTGACATTAACTATCAATGTGCATCTTTAAGATTATTCACTCACATTACAGATGAGATGATGGATCGTATTGCAGACAACGCTTCTTCTCAAACAAGCTTTGTTCTTACAAAAGAATTACAAGCAAGAATTAACTCTCTTACATCTCTTGATCCTGACCAAAAATTGTTAACTATTAATGTTAAGAATGGCGTGGTTAAAGCAAGTGGTAAATCATTTAACTTAAACTTGTTAAACATTGATGATACATCCGCTAATTTATCAATCTCCGTTTACAAATCTCAATTTGCATATCTTGATAAAGAAGATACAATGGTTTATATGAACGAAGATCGTTTAATCTTCCATTCTATCGAGACAGACACAAAAATGATAATTGGAAAAGCCGATTAGTCTAAACCATACCTAACATTTTAATGTAGAAAAGAAACTGCCTTAAAAGGGTGGGAAACACAAAGAAAAAGACAAGAAGTGCTTAAAAAAACAAATAATGAAATACTGCAAGATCGACCCAAGCAACGCTTCAAAGGATGAGATCGTAGCAGAGATTAATCGTCTTACGCTCTTCATGAACTTGAAAAAAAATGAAGAGCAGGCAATAAAGATCTTTATTAACTCTATTTATGGTGCCACTGCATCACCATACTTTGTCGGATATAATGTACGAGTTGCTGAAGCAATTACTTTGCAAGGGCAAGAAGTTCGTGATTATGGCTCAAAAATCTTTAACCGTTACTTCATGGAATTTTGGCACCGTGATAAAGATTTGCACAAAGCTCTTGGAATAACAAGAGCAGAAAAGGTAAAAGAAGAAGTAACGGTTTATGGTGATACCGATTCCGTGTATATTACATTTCAAGATATTGTAAAAGGATGCGATTGGGAAGGCGATCCTCGTCAACTCCTTTTACAGATCTACAAAAACAGAGTTCGTGATTACATAGAAAAATCTTATACCACTTATGCAACTCAAACAGGCACTGTTAACATTCAAGATTTGGAAATGGAAACTATTTCATATTCAGCAATTTTCTTGAAGAAAAAGAAATACTGTTTGGATCTTTCATGGAAAGACGGCGAAGGTGATGGTGTCTTTTATGAACAACAAAAGAAAATCAAAGCGGTAGGCGTGGAAATTGTTCAATCATCAACACCAGCATTTGCTAGGAATAAGATGAAAGAGCTACTTAAGATAATTTTCCAAGAAAGAGGCAAACTTAATTTAAGAAACTTTGCTGACCTTCTCAAAAAAGAAAAGCAATCATTCATGCTTGACAATATTGAAAATGTTTCAATGTCATCAAGTATTTCTGATTATGAAAAAGGAATTGGTGATGACCGTAAACAGCTGGTTATAAATGACCACTGTCCAATGCATGTCCGTTCTGCGGGTTATCATAATTACTTATTAAACCAAAGTAAGTGGAAAACAAAATATCAGCTGATTAAATCTGGTGATAAGATTCGATATTACTATGCAAAAACTGATAGAGGAGCCGGTGAAAATGTATTTGGCTATCTACCCGGTAACTATCCAATTGAAATAGCACCTCCTGTTGATTATGATATGCAATTTGCTAAATGTATTATTGATCCTCTTAATCGGTTTATCTCAGCAATTGGTCTCCCACCTATTTCATCTGAACTAATTGTAAGAACACAACTATTCTAAAATAATAACTAAATAACATGGCTAAAACACTTTCTTTTACAGATCTTGACTCCGCTTTAACTAAAGTAAATGACAAAGGATCTATCATTACTATTAATACTTTTTCAAAGATTGATGAGTGGATAGGTACGGGTAACTATTTACTTAATGCACAATTAAGTGGAAGTTTATTCGGAGGTTATCCAAACTCTAGATCAATCTGCGTCGCAGGCGAATCGGGTACTGGCAAGACTTTCTTAACCCTAAACGCTTGCCGTGAGGCACAAAAAATGGGTTATAACATCATTTACATGGACTCTGAGGCTGCGGTAGATGAGGATATCATTAAAAACTTTGGTGTTAATCCTGAAGCATTCCGTTACCAACCAGTAAGTACGCCTCAAGAAGTAAGACACTTTGTTGCTAATCTTTGTGATACATTAAAGAAAGCAAAAGACAAAGGAACTGAACTTCCAAAAATCATGCTTGTACTTGACTCATTAGGAAACCTTGCTACCAACAAGGAAAGAACCGATGCTATGAGTGGCAGTGAGAAAAAGGACATGACAAAGCAACAAGAACTACGTTCTTTATTCCGTGTAATTACAACGGATCTTGCTGAAATGAAAATTCCTTTTATTTTTACCAATCACACATATGCTTCTATCGGTTCATTTATTCCGGGGCAAACAATTTCTGGAGGAGGTGGAGCAATCTATAATGCGTCAGTAATCTTACAACTTTCTAAAGCTGGTCTTAAAGAAGGTGGCGATGAAGCCGCAGCCGCTGGTGTTCAAAAGACAGGTATCGTTGTAACATCAAAACCCGCTAAGAATCGTTTTGCTCGCCCAATTCCCGTTAAGTTCCATATCAGTTTCTATAAAGGTATGAATCCATATGTTGGATTAGAAACCTTTATTAATTGGGAAAACTGTGGTATTCAACGTGGTAAGATTCTTGACCAAAAAGTATTTGATAAGTACGTTGTTGGTAAACCTGCTGAGGCAATCATTGCGCCAACTCGTTGGGAACACATAATGGAAGATGGCACAGTAAAGGTATTCTATCTTGAACCAAAAGAAACTGCAAGAACAATTGTAGTACGTCATCTTGGATGCGAAGTAAAACCAAATGAATTGTTTACATCCAAAGTAATTACTGAAGATGTTCTTCGAGAACTTGATGAAAAAATCATTAAGAAAATGTTCATGCTTCCAAATATTGCTGACCTTAGCGAACTTGAGGATATGGAAATTGCTGATGATGTATTAGATACTGAAATTGACAACAATGAGGATTAATCCCAATAAACTTGAAGTTAAGTATGCCCTGGAACTATATATGGAAGTTCCAGGGTTTCCTTCACAACAGGATATTCTTTACGTTATGATTCGTTCTCTTGAAGACCAGGATTTAATAGATAAAGAATTTAACCCTGATAATATGTGGAGTGCTCTTCGAACATGCTTTGGAACTATTACAGAAATTCGTGAGTTTCTAAATTCAATTTCTGAAGGAGATGAACCTTATTTAGAAAAAACCAAACAAGATAAACGGGGTGGCTATTTTAGGCTTATTAGAAACCCGTGGATGTAAACTAAATAACTTTATTAGGTATATAACAGTCAAGAACTTTAGGATTATTTATGCGTTTCATTATGTATGATCTTGACTTAGAAAGTTTATTAAATTTATGTATCAAAAAACTAACATAACAAATTTGTATAAAATAATAAAATACATTCATTAACAATTAAATCTTAATCCCATCGTAGCTACACACTTAGAAAAGATATTTTTTCACTATCTCCTTGAGAGACGGGAACTACTTGGGATTGTAAAATCCAGGTTTTTTGAAACAGCGGACATCCGCAAAATCTATGAAGTAATTCAAGAGTTCGCAGAAAAGTACAACGAAACTCCATCTAAATCTCAAATCAATGAGTTGATTAAGATGAAGGGTTTATCCGAGGATCTTGATACTACCAAGATTGATTACTTATACGAGGTTAACCTTAAAGAATACGAAGAAGATTGGTTAAGAGAAACGGCAGAATCTTGGATTGAATATAAGAATCTTGACTTATCAGTTTTTGATCTTTTAAACTATTTAAAAACTACTAAGGTTACAACTGAAAACGTTAAAGATGTTGTTCAGAATGCAAAGAATATCATAACCGAAAGAAATAACATACAATTTAACTTTGATGAAGGTCTTGACTTCTTTAATCCTGAATCTCACTTACAACCAGCAACTGATACTTTTAGTTCAGGTATTCCTATGGTGGATCTCGTTCTTGGTGGAGGCTGGTATTCAAAAGCTCTATTTTGTTTCATAGGTGAAATGAAAATTGGTAAATGTTCTTCTTATGAAACAGACATTACCGTTCGAAATAAGAAAACTGGCTTAATTGAAACCATACAAGTTGGCGACTTTCATAAACGATTCATAAATGGAATTGGCACTTTTGATTCCCATGAAGTTGTATAAATTTTCATTTCTCCAATGAATATATACAATAAACAAAACCTATGGCTAGATTTAACCCAAGATCAGTAGAACAACAAATGGAAAGACACAACATTTCCAGAGAAGAAGCGGAAGTTAAAGTAGCAAAAGTTATTGCAAACAAAGCAGCAAGTAATCCATATTCTGTTGAAGTGCAGATGAAAAGATATAGCCTTACACGTGAAGAAGCTGAAATTAAAGTTACTGAACTAAAGCAAAAAACTGCAACTGGCCATCTTATAGCAGATCCACAATGGCAAATGAAAAGATTTGGACTTTCACAAGAAGAAGCTGAATTAAAGGTAAAAGATGCATATACTCGACGAGGAAGATCCACTTCTCGCAAGAAAAATGAAAACCCTGCATCTCATTTTAATACAATTGAATATTGGAAAAGTAAAGGGCTATCTAATGAAGAGGCAAAGATTAAAAAGACTGAGCATATACAAAAAATGCAATTAGCATTTCAGGAAGAAATGCATACTAACCCTTCTCAATATATTGGCAGAACGCCTCTTGAATTAGAATATTGGTTAAATAAAGGTTATTCAGTTGAAGAAGCTACACTCTTACGTAAAGAAAGACAAAGAACATTTACATTAGAAAAATGCATTGCTAAATATGGTGAAGAAATAGGTTTTGATATGTGGAGAACTCGCAATATAAAGTGGAGCTCTAAAATGGAAAGAATGTACAAAAACGGTGAGTTTACAAGATTTTGTAAACATAATTATTCAAATAGTGAACTCAATTTTGTTAATGATCTTCTTAGCCATTATAAGCCAAGCACTACATTCTATTGTGCACTCCCAGGCAATAAACAATTCTTTAGACATTTTAAAGATGAAGGTATAACACTCGCGTATGATTTTGTGTGCGGGAAAAAAATCATAGAATTTAACGGGGATTACTGGCATTGTAATCCTTTTATTTATGAGCCTACATATTTTCATAAGTTTATGAAATGCTCAGCGCAGGAAAAGTGGGACATTGATAAAAAGAAAATAGAATTAGCAGAATCTTATGGTTATGAAGTTCTTGTTATTTGGGAATCTGAATACCAAAAAAATAAGGAACTAACTATCAACAAATGTATAGAATATTTAACAAACTAAAAATAATTTAATGAAGTTTAATCAAAAACTTGAAGCAGAAAGACCATTTAAAAAGTTTATTGAAACTTTTACGTTTGGCGATAGTAATGAAGAATACGAGGTTCTTACAGATACGGGTTGGGCTGATATTAAAGCAATAGGAAAAACAGTTGAATACGAAGTTTGGTCTCTTAAAACTCTAAATCATTCATTAAGAGCGGCAGATACACATATTGTATTTAAAAAGAATTTAAGTGGTTGGTTTGAAGAAGTATTTCTTAATGAATTAGCTATTGGAGACACTATACTAACTGAATCTGGTGAAGAGCTGGTTTTATCAATTGTAAATACATTTAAAATAGAAAATATGTATGATTTACAACTAATGAATGATAATCGTAGATATTATACAAACGGTATTCTTAGCCATAATTCAATCTGGTTAGCAAATGTAGCTGCTAATAGTGTTAAACTTGGATATAATACAGCGGTGCTTTCTCTTGAGATGAGAGACAGAAAACTTATTAAACGTCTTGGTGCAAACTTGTTAGGAATTAACATGAAAGAATACAACAAGATGGCTGAAGATAAGGTATTGATGAAGCAAAAGATTGGAAACATGGGTTATGAAAGTTTACAAGTTCCTGGTAAATTATACGTAAAGGAATTTCCAACTTCATCTGCAGGTGTTCCTGACATTGAGAGATACTTATTAAAGATGGAAGAACTTAAAGGTATTAAGTTTAAGGTAATTGTACTTGACTATATTAATATCTTAAAGAACTGGAGAAACCCAAACTCTGAAAATACATACATGAAGATTAAACAAATTGCTGAAGATGCTCGTGCTATGGCAATGAGAAATAACTGGGCAATCGTGACAGCAACTCAGATTAATCGTTCAGGTTTTGGTAGCACCGACTTATCCGCAACTAACATTTCGGAATCAGCTGCATTAGGACATACCGTAGATGCTATGTTTGGTATTATACAAGATGAAATGATGCACGCAAACCGCGAATACATACTCAAACTAATTGCTAACCGTGATGATGGTTACAAAAATGCAAGACAGAAATTTTTAATTAACTATGATCTTATGCGAATAACGCAAGACATGGATTCCCAAATGATAACTGAATAATGAAAGAAGACAAAATTTTTAACAACAGGTACAATACAGGTGAGATAGAATATGAGGTATTTGGCAAAATTCAAGTGCATGATAAATTCTTACCAAAAGATGTATTTGAAGAATATACTAATAGTAAGTTACAAGATGAACTGTATGAAATCTTTGCAAACTCAGATTTCTATGAAGAGTATTCAAAAAATAAGAAAGTAGTAAGAAGTGATGTATCACGAGTTTACTACTACTTTGATGATAACTTAGAAAATACAAAATCTATTTCACCAATTGAAAAGTTTATTGCTATTGCTGATTTTATGAGCATTCCTTATGAACAGCTTTATGAAGAGTTAGCACCGGTGTATAAAGAAGTTCTCTTACGTGAACTTGATGATAAGTACAAGATATTTACCAAACGTAAAATCAAAAGATTGTTCTAAAACTAAGTATACTTTTGTGTATATAAATTAAAATAGAAAAATCTATAATGGAGCACATTTCACTCATTAACGATATTAGGTGTAACATCGAAATCTCAAAGCAACGCGGGGAGGCTTATCAAGTAAAAGGGTGGGTGTTTAGTTTTGATAAACAGCTTACCGAAATAAGATACGTAATTGGCTCACACATTAGTAATAGTTTTAATTTAGAAAGTAGGCCTGATGTTGCCGCCTTTTACAAAAAGTCAATTACTGAAATAAGTGGCTTTAATTTCAAGTTTCCAATAAATGAGGTTAAAGACTCAATTCAATTACAAGTAAAACAAAATGGTGAGTGGCAAGACTTTTATATCATTAAAGATATAAAGATTGTGCCTTTAATAAATTCTATAGGTTTCAAAAAAAAGAAACCTGAATTTTTAGTCGTTGATGATTTTTATGCAGATCCTGAAACAGTCCGTGCTTTTGCTCTTTCTTTAGAATATCAAGAACAGAAAGATTACTTTAAAGGCCAACGAACAGACAACAACTATTTTGTTGATGGGACTAAAGAAATGTTTGAATCTTTACTTAATCGTAAGATCACAAATTGGAACCACCCAATGTCAGGTAGGTTTCAATATTGTACAGCAAACGAACCTATTGTTTATCATCACGATATTCAATCTTTTGCCGCGGTAGTTTACTTAACACCCGAAGCACCGCCTGAAAGTGGTACTGCATTTTTCCGTAGAAAAAGTACAAAGCAATATAAAAACTTAACTGATGTAGAAGCAGAACCATTAGGTAAAACTCAAAAGGAACTTCTTTTTGAAACCTATTTAGAAAATGCTGTTTATGATAGAACTCGATGGGAACTTATAGATCTTATAGGTAACCGTTATAACCGTCTAGTTATTTGGGACGCTCAACTATTTCATGCAGCTAATTCTTACTTTGGTGGTAGTATTAATGACTCAAGATTATTTCACATTTTCTTTTTCGACGCAGAATAACTTATGGTACAAATTGATGCAAAAAGAATCTGGCTTATATCAGATACACACTTAGGAGTTAGAACAAACTCGAGAGAGTGGATGGATATAATTGAGGATTACTTTAAGAATACTTTTATTCCTTTGTTGAAAAGAGAATCAAAACCCGGTGATGTGCTTGTACACTGTGGCGATGTTTTTGACTCAAGACAATCAATTAATCTTTATGTTTTAAATAAAGGTCTTGAAATCTTTGAGGAAATTAACAAGATTATGCCAATTTATATGATCATCGGTAATCATGATATTTTTATGAAATACTCTAACGATATTAATTCGTTAAAGATATTCAAGCACATGCCAGACATTCATATTTACCAAGAACCTACTATTGCTCAACTTGGTCCTAAAAAAGCTCTATTCATGCCGTGGGTTGAGGATTCAAATGAATTTGCTGAAATTGTAAATGCTCATGAAAACCGAGCTGATATTATGTTTTGTCATACAGACATCAAAGGAATGTCCTTTAATAAGTTCGTTAAGATTGAGGAAGGTTCTGATCCTGATAAGTTCTCTCACTTTGAAAGGGTTTACTCTGGCCATATTCACTATGCTCAAAAATACAAGAACGTAAGAATGCTTGGGTGTCCTTATGAACTAACTCGTTCTGATAGTGGTAATAAGAAATCCGTTTGGTTACTTGACCTTGAAACCAATGAAGAAAGAAGTTTTGAAAATACAAGATCACCTAGATTTGTAAAATATAGACTAGAGTGGATATTAGAACAACCAATTGGAAAATTACAGGAGATGTTTAACAATAACTTTGTTGATATTCTTGTAACGCCTACCTGGTCTCTTAAGTTTCCATTCTCTATGTTTGCTGAAAAATTCAGTGGGTATAGAAAAATCAACCCTATCATTACTGAAGGTGAAGAAATCATGACCGAGGACGGTGAGATTGTTGAATCATATGAAGAAATTAATTTATCCAATCTAATTGAAAAGCACATTGATTCTTTACCATATTCAGAAAACGTTAAAGAAAACCTTAAGAAGGTAAGTTCTAAATTTTATCAAGAAACATTAAAAGAACTTGAAGAAAAACGATCATATGAAAATCAAATCGATTAGTTATGAAAATAAAGAGCCTAGAATGGAAAAATTTTGGTAGTTATGGAAATTCAAATCAGAAAATTGAATTTGATAGCAAACAAGGTAATTTCTATCTAATAGTTGGAGGAAACGGAGCTGGAAAGTCTACTATTTCTGATGTTATCAAGTTTGGTTTATATGGTCGAGTTGATAGTAAGAAATTAAGAGAACTGCCAAATCGTTTCAATAACAACTTAATGGCAAAAATAGTAATAGAAAAGAATCCTACTACTACGGCAACTATTGAAAGAGGTATTGCACCAAACCATTTTAGGCTACTTATTAATGGTGTTGAGTATGACCAGGCTGGTAAGAAAAACATACAAGAATATCTTGAAGAAGAAATCTTAGGAATACCTTATTATGTGTTTAATAACATGGTGTCACTTTCTATTAATGACTTTAAGAGTTTTATTAGTATGGGTGCACATGATAAACGAATGATTATTGATAGATTGTTTGGTTTGGAAATCTTAGGCCATATTAAGTGGAAGATTAAGTATAAATTAAAAATACTTAAAGAATACCTTGACAATATCGATACTGAAATCTCTGTTCTTGAAAGAAGTATACAAACTTCAAACCAAGAATTGGAAAACTTAAATGAAAAACTTAAAACTGCTGGTGAAGAAAAACGCAAGGACTTAATTGAAAAGATTGAAAAATATCAAGAATTTATTGCAAATGCAGGAGCTAAGTTACAGGAAATTGCTGAAAAGGATAAAGAAATTCAAGATGCAATGAATCTTTGGAATAGTAAGTTAAGCGAGCAAAAAGCAGAAGAAAGAATCTGTACTGAAAAGATTCACCTTTATGAAAAAGGAAAATGTCCAACATGTGAAAGCGACTTAACTACCGATGCTCATAAATCCATGCTTGAGGATTTCTTACGTAGAAATGAAGATGCTAAAAATCTTGCATCAGAGATTAAAGATAAATCTACAGCTTTACATGAAAAACAAAAGGCTGTTAGAAAAATATATGATGAGGTTCGTGGTAAAAAAACTACTGCTGAAACTCATATATCATCATGGAGAAACGAATTAACTAAACTTAATGAAGGCAGTGTTGATAATTCTCAAACTGAATCTTTAGAAAATATCATTGATGATGCTAAAGAAAAGAAAACCGGTGCTATTGTTAAAAAGAGTGAAGAAGAAAAGAAAGGTAGTTTCTTAAGAATCGTTGAAGATGTCTTTGGTGATAAAGGTGTTAAGTTATCTGCGTTAAAAAGAATTGTTCCATTACTTAACGCTGAAATTCGTAAAGTAATGGCTGATCTAAACATGGATTACCGAGTTACTTTTAACGAAGAGTTTGATGTTGACATTCAACATTTAGGATTTAAAGTTTCTCCTGAGCAATTAAGTACAGGTGAAAGGAAGAAAGTAGACTTTGCAACCTTGGTTGCTTTAATCCGTTTAATGAAAATTAGGTTTGCCGGTCTTAACTTAACTTTTCTTGATGAAATCTTTTCTTCCATTGACGCGGATGGTATACATCATATCTTAAAAGTATTACATAAAACCTGTCGTGAATTGAATCTTAACATATTTGTAATTAATCACAGTCAGTTACCAACCGAAATCTTTGATTATCGTTTGGAAATTCAAAAGAACAATGGTTTTTCTAATTTAATCATAGAAAAGATTAGTTGATATATAAACTAAATGGCAAAGACAAACTTCTTACATAAGTATAATACGGACAACGTACATTCGCGAGCTGTCATAGTGGGGCTTGTGAATTTACTTAATACCCGTGTGCAATATGAGAATATATTGTCTGACACAAACATAGATTTAGTTACCGTCCCTTTCTTTTATAGCATGACTGGTGACGAAAGATTCTTACAAGATTACTTCTTAGAGTGGAACGATTGTGTTCACCCAAAAATTGCAGATGGCAACTATGATGTAATACCTCGTGGTATTGTTACACTGACAGCAAATACTATTAATACAACAGTAATGACTCACAGATTTGTTCGTGGTAGTTATGTTAAAGAAGTAGCTGGTCAGTTACAAACATATAATGCTTTCTTAAATTCAATTCCGTTGTCAATGACTTTTGACGTTCAGATTGAAACTGATACAAATCTTGATGCATTTAAGATACAGCAATCAATAATTGAAACTTTCTATAAGACTCAAGTTTATTCTGTAAGTTACAAAGGATTTCGAGTTCCTTGTCAAGTAGGTTTTCCCGAAGATTACGGTCTTGACAAAACTTTTGAGTTTACATATCAATCAGATTCAAAGCTTAACATTAAGTTTTCACTTTCTATAGAAACTTACATGCCTGTTATTGATCCAACTACTGAAAGAAAAAATTCGAATCGTATTACATCGCAGGGCGGACCTGGTTTAGGTTTAATAGAATTTAATGATAAAAGTATTCTAAAGTTTGCTTTTAACACTCCTACGCCAAATGCAACATATTTTTCAGGCAGTACTCTTCATATTTCTTGGACAAACACAGGAACTATTCTAAGAACAAACATTTATTATAGATTTGCTGGTTTAGGCGGGGACTGGTTATTGATGGCAAGATCCGCAAAAAACAAAGGAACATTTGATTGGAACATTCCGTTTTTAAACATTAGTGGAGATACTGTTGCAAACGATCCTATTAGAGCAACCGCGGTTTCGGTAACAGGTAAAGGAGCTAAACTTAGAGCAATTATAGACGTAAACGGAGAAGTTGAAAAAATAATAATTTTTGATGGTGGGTTTGCTTATACAAACGGAGATACTATAGAAGTATCTCCGTTAATCTTACCACCTCCGGGTATTTCTGCTTTTGTTGCGCCAGAAATTACAGCTAATGTTCAAGATGGGAGAATTATTGGATATCAAATATTAGATCCAGGATCTGGATTTTCTCCAACGCCAACTAATTACATTGAACTAAAAATTGAAAGTGCAGTTGATGATTCAATTTATCAAGTGTATGAAACCTCATTTTTCTTTAAAGGGGATACTGACCCGTTCTTTGATCCAGGCGGCCCAGGAATGAAACAAGTAAAAAACCTTAACCCTACTGTAGCTGATCTTATTGCACAAGGAGTGGTTCTTGTAGACCAAACAATCTCAGGACCAGGAACGGAATTAGGGTCAAAAATCGTATCCGCTGATGCGATAAATAATTTATTAGTTATTAATAAAGATGTTACCCTTCTTATTTCAGATGGGGAATATACTTTAGAAAAACAAACTGCAATCTTCGAAATACAGTGATAAAAATGTAATTAAGAAGCAGAATATATAGTATAGATTAAAAATATCAACAAAAAATGTCAAATCTTAAGAAAAGAGTAGAAGTTCTTCTTGGTGCAACACAAATACCAGAAGTTCGTGAGGCTTGTACTGATGCTTTATCCAAATTCTCGGGAAGTATTGTTCCGACTACGCCATATAGCCAGTCAAGTGTTATCGAAGAATCCATCGTAAATACATTAATTGAGTTAATTGAAAACATTGACGAAAACATTACAAAAGATTTTGTTAATGTAGAAAAAAGAATCATGGGAATGAATAACCTTGGTGTTCGTAAAGCAATCGCTGCTGTTATGGAAGACGAGTTATCTAAACACCCTACTGTTCATTACATTATAGAAAGTCTTAAACGTTTAAATGATGTTCCTGAGTGGATCGCAGCTAATACTGCTATGGAAGCTCTTGCTAATTTTGAATGGTCTCCAGTAGTTCGCGAGCACTTAAGTATTCTTAAGGAAAACTCTGCTAAATATGCTGAGGATATTAAAATATACAAAGCTGTTGCTGAAGCTAAAAGCTCAAGATCTTCATATCTTATGACTGGATTAGAAAAAGATGTAGATTCTTACTTAAATCGTAGAACTGCTACTAATCGTGCTAAGTTAATGGAATCTTTAAACAAATTTATTTTTGATCCAGCAATCAAAAATCTTTACAATATCGTTGCAGAGTCTGCTAACGGTTTTCAAATTAAAGCTGATTCTAATGATGCTTATTTTAGAAATGTATATTCTCCAGTTTATGTAAATGAAGGTGTTGAGAATTTCTTCGTATTTGGTAAAGCATTTGGCAAAAAGGGTGATAATGTTACTCCACTTACTGAAGCTGAAATGGAGTATCTCCCAGAAAACTTTATGTGGATGGCAAACTTCCTATTACAACCAAACGTTGAAATTTCTGAAAGCGGAATTAAAATCTTTTCAAGAGATAAGAAAGTTGAAATCGTTGAAGAAAACAACACACCTGTTGTAAAAATCAACAGCAAATCAGTTACTAACGCTGATTTTGAAAAAGTTTACTTAAACTCCGGGATCTTTAGGGTTGAGGAAAGAGAAGTTCTTTCTTCAGTATATAAAATCGTTGAAAATTGGGATTCTATCTTTGAGTTGGATTTTGTAAAATCAATCTTCTCTCATTCAAATCCTAATCGCCGTGTAGATATCTTTAATACAGGAGATAAACTTCACATAAATAAAATTGATACTATCATGAATGAAAACGTTTTCATTGCTGATTGTAACGGTACTCAATCACGTAACATGGTTCTTGAATTTATGAATTATGATTTAGGAAAAACGTTCTCTAACATGCTTTCTAATGATGAGGTTAAAATTAATGAACTTGAGGCAAAAAGAAAAGAACATCTTGATGCTATTGCATTCCTTGAAACTCGTAAAGTTAAAATCGACAGCATTGAAGACAGCGCTGTTCGTGAATCTGAAGAAGTTAAAGAAATCTTTGAAGCAATCAACGAAGAAATCACTCGTCTTAAAGAATCTTATGCTAATGTATCTAATGAAATTAAAAATTTTACAACAGTTTCTGAAGGAGTTGGTGTAAATGTTAACGATGAAGTTGAGCATTTAAAAAAAAAGCAAGAGTAACAGGTCTTAGTCAATCTGATAAAGAAATCACTTTACAATATGAAGATGGGAAAACTGCTAAAGTAGATCCAACAGAAATTAAAGTACTTAAAAAAGCCTCCTCGGCACAACCTGGCAACGATCTTGAGATAATTACTCAAATTGACGGTGCTACAGTTGGTGTCAAGGAGGCTAAAGAGTTTGTAAAAGGCAAACTTAAAGATAGCTACTCAGGACCAGGTGCTGGTGAAGAGGTTATGATTAAAGCACTTGACTTCACAAAGAAAGGTGATGAAGATGACATTACAATTCTATATGGTGGAGGTAAAGAAATCCAAATAAAGAAGAAATTTGTAGAACCTACGGAACTATTTGAAACTGGTGTATATAATTCTGAAACGGATACCAATACTAATCCTAAAACTAGTGAAAACCAACCAGATGCGATTGGGGCAGTAGTTGATAGATTATCAGAAAGACTGAAAGAAATAACGCATTCGCTTGAAGAAATGAGATTATTTGTAAAAGATAATTCATCTTTATCTCATGATTCACTTGATAAGTGTATTAATGAATTAGGTTTTTATTTAAAAAGTCTAGAGGAAGAAGTTAAAACCGGTACTTCCGCAATTGTAAATTAAATAACAAATGGCAAATTACGTAGAACCAGAAGAGCTTAAAAAAGAAGTTCTAATATCACTTGAAAAGGGTGAACTAACTCCAAGAGCTATCGAAATCTTTCAAAGAATGGCAAAAGAAATGTCAAAAAAGTTTCGCTACAAAGATGAAGAAGATCGTAAAGATTGTATAGCATTTGCTATGATGGATGTTATAAGATATTGGAAAAGTTTTAATCCTGAAAAATCTAAATATCCATTTGCTTACTATACGCAAATACTAAAGAACGGATTCGCAAAGGGCTGGCGAAAGCTACATCCAATTAGTTCACTAGACCAAGTATCTATTAACAGCGATAACTTCTATAGTATTTAATGAGCAACATTAAATCCACAAAACCAACTAGTAAGAGTGGTTTCCGTCAAGGTTATTATGTTCTGAATAATCCTGAGAAATATGTAGGTGATCCCACAAAAATCATCTACAGATCTTCATGGGAATATAGGTTTTGTAAGTATTGTGATGATTCTTCTAATGTACTTAAATGGTCTTCTGAACCGTATCCTATAAAATATATAAGTCCTGTTGATCATAAACAACATGATTATTACATAGACTTTTATATGAGATTAAAGAAAGACGATATTGAAGTAGATTATTTAGTAGAGGTTAAACCCGAGGGCTCCTTAAAGAAACCTGTGTTTGAAGGTATTCAGACAATGCAAAAGTTAAAGAACTTTAATTATGCAGCAAAAACTTTTCTTGTTAACACTGCTAAGTTTGCTTCGGCTAAACAACACGCAGAATCTATTGGTTATAAATTTGTTATTGTAACTGAAGAGTTTTTATTTAAAAATGCACGATGAATAACGAAAAAACATTTCTTGACTTATATCAAGATGAAAAGAACAAAGATGTTTTAAGAAAAGAAGCATTTACATATTTTCAAGATAAGTATGTCAAGGATCCGTTTTCAGATTATTGGATCATTGAGCAACAAGAAAGATTTAAAGCAAAAAGACTTAAGTTTTTTATACCTGGGAGAGTTTATACATTTTCATACAACCCTCACGGTAGTAATATCTTGAATTTTTATGATAAACGGCCAATGGCATTAATTATCGGGCAATACGTATCACAAACAACAGGATATAACATAGTTCAAGGTATTAACTTAAACTTTTTACCAGAAGTGGCAAAAGCATTATTTTTAGATACTATGATGAGTTCATTTGGTAAAGCTTATGAAGAAGCTGATCAGATGAGTGATAAAGATCAAGTTGCTTTAATGCAATCTATCAGTGGAATAATAACAAATTGGTATTTTATGACTACCACTTTTGATAAAAGAGCAAAAATTGGTTTACAATTTGCGGTTCGTAATTACGACATTGCAAGAATGACACAACCAGTTTTAATTGAAATGGAAGATTTTGCTATGATTCCTTATTTTGTTCCGAAAGAATTTGTAGGAAAATCACCAGCATTCATATATCAGCTATATCTTAAATCAAAAAATGAAATTATTAATAGAAGTGCAGCTAAAAACACAAATGATGTTAGAGCAAAACAACAACAAAAGAAATACAAAAAGCCAGGTGGCTAATAAAGAATATATACTTAATAATCCTAAAAAGAAACCTGTCTTGCAGTATGACATGAATGGCAACCTCATACGTGAATGGCCTTCAGTATCATCAGCTAAAAGAGAATTAAAGATATTTCATATAGATGCATGTTGCAGAGGAATAAGAAATCATGCAGGTGGGTTTAAGTGGATATATAAAGAAATCAATAACTAAAACTAAAACAATTAAAAATGGCCGGCTTTATCGATCGTGTTGGAGTTAACCCTATATTTGGTCAACTTTCAAAAAGTCTAAAAAATCTTGCAAACCTCGGCATGAGGTATGAAGACATGGTTATTCGACAGTCAAGAGCTGTCGGTGTAACTGAAGCAGAATTTGGTAATCAAGGTTATCTTCCTGAAGAATTTTTATATTCACTTGCATTATCCGATGTAGGTTCTAAAAAGTTTATTGCATTTTTCGATAAGGATTATAAATCGCGCAGAGAATATCTCCGTAAGTTTGCAATGAACGGAGAAATTGAGTTTATTCTTGATACGTTATCTGATGAATCAATTGTTTATGACGAAGGCAACTATTTTGCTAAACCTGACAATGCAAAAGTAAAAGAGATTCTTTCCCCTGATACTCTTGAAGGTATCGTTGAAGATATCAATACAGAATATAAAAAGATTTATACTCACTTCCACTTTAATGAAGGCCATGATGGCTGGGGGTACTTTAGGCAATTCCTGATTGACGGATTTCTTGCTTTTGAGATTATTTTTGACCCAGATGGCAAAAACATCGTTGGATTTAAAGAACTTGACGCAACATCACTTCGTCCTGGTGTAGAAAAAGGCGGAGATGGTAATTACAAAAAGATTTGGGTACAGTACGAAGATATTCCTTCAATGAAACGAGTACTTCTTGACTCACAGATTATTTACATCTCTTATGCAAAAGGAAACTTTACATCTCGTGTATCTTATGTAGAAAGATTGGTTCGTAGCTTTAACTTGTTACGTATCATGGAAAACTCAAGAATTATTTGGAATATCATGAACTCTTCATTCCGTATGAAGATGGTTGTTCCGATTGGTACTAAATCACCTCAGAAAGCTAAAGAATCTTTAGCTGAAATGATGGCAATTTATAAAGAAGATATTTCTCTTAACTATGAATCAGGAGAACTTGCAGTAAATGGTCAGCCTTCAATGCAATTCTATAAAAACTACTTGTTCCCATCTAAAAATGGTGAGCAACCTGATATCTCGGTAATTGGTGGTGAAGGTTACGATCTTAGCGATACTGATATTGTTAAATACTTCAAGATTAAACTTCAAGAAGATTCTAAAATTCCATTTTCAAGATTTGACCAAGATAGCGGAGGCGGAACAATTAATATGTCTGCTGATAGTACGAATCGTGATGAAATTCGTTTTGCCAAATTTGTTAATCGTTTAAGATCAATCTTTCAAGAAATTCTTCTTAAACCTCTGTTTATTCAAATAGGACTTAAATATCCTGAATTAGCAGAAGATGAGTTGTTTAAATCTACTCTTGCATTATCTTTTAATAAGGATAACGTATTCGAGGAAATGAAAAACATGGAGATTACTGAAAAACGATTACAATTAGTAACATCATTAATGGGAGTTATGACAAAACGCAAAGATGCTAGTGGCATGGACGTAGATGTTCCTTACTTCAATCCGCAATTCGTAATTGAGAAATATCTTAAATTAGATCCAGCTGACATTAAAGAAAATGATCGCTTAAATGCACAAAAAGAAATTGAGGATCTTGCATACATGAAGAAGCAACAAGATCTACAGGCAAGCCAAGAAGGCGGTGCTGCATTCTAAATCAAATCAACTTAAATACTAAAGTTCCGGAGGTTAAAACTTCGGAACTTTTTTTGTATATAAACAATAAATTACATTATGATTGATATAGGAAATTGGACTATATGTTCAGATAGCAGTTCACCAATGACACCTATTATATTAGAAGGAGAATTTGACAAAGAAGAGTTATCAAGAATTAAAACTATTCTTACTGATGTTAAACTAACTGATTTTAAGAATGATGACCTATCATTTAAATCTTGCTGGATAAATTACACAAATGATACTGCTTGGCTTTATGGCAGACTTGCTAAGATTTTTGAATATGCAAATAATGCCTATAAGTTTTCGGATCTTTTAATGATTGAAAAGATTGCTTACTTTGAGTTTAATGAAAACGATCATCATGATTGGCACACTGATCTTGACATGGGTATTCCATTTTCTTCAAGGCGTTTAGGTGCTATAGTTAACCTATCTGCGTCAGATGATTACCGTGGAGGGAATCTAGAGTTTATGACAAGTAATAAACCGTACTCGGTTAGCAGAGTCATTGGAACGACTTCTATAAGCCCATCTTATCTATTGAGAAAATTTGAGCAGGTTACCTCAGGAAAGAAAAGAATTTTAGTTGCCTGGATAAACAGCCCAACTCCCGTATAAATTGTTAATAACTTTATGAAAAAAAGTTGCCCAAAAATTTGCTATTGTGGATTTAATTGGTTAATTTTGTATTATAATTAATCAAACAAATATGGAAAAACATTCAATTTTAGAAAATCTTTTTCAGTCAGCCCCTGAAGTAAATGTTTATGAATACGTTCTTGAAGATGGTGATGAGTTATCATTATCAGAACTAAAAATTCTAAATGAACTGGGATACGTTTATCATTCAGAACAAACAGACATCGATTTTGATGATAACGACGAATTTGGGCTGCCTACTACTCGTTATATGAACATCTATTATTTTTCTAAAGCAAGTGAAAATGTTCATGAAAATCAATTCGTTTATTAAAAAATAAAAAATATGCACTATTTATCAATCGATATCGAAACCACAGGTCTCGACAGAGAAAACTGTCAAATTCTTTCAGTAGCTGCTATCATTGAAGATACCACAAAGAAACTTCCTTTTTCAGAAATCCCTAAATTCCACGTTGCTATTAAGAGACCGTCTATTAGCGGAGATATGTATGCAATTAATCTGAACCGTGATTTAATTGAAGCAATCGTTCGTTACCAAACTGCAAAAACGCAGGATGAGAAAAATGATTTGGTTCAAATGACAGGAATGGAATTTCTTGAAGAAGACCAAGTAGTCGAAGCGCTATTTCAATTCTGTTATGATAATGGATTAGTTGAGTTTGATCCAGAGTACTTAGCTAAAACTTCTCACCTTGTAAATGGAAAACGTTACCCTATGTTAACATCAAAAATGCCAGGTGTACACATTACATGTGCTGGTAAAAACTTTGGTACTTTTGATAAAATCTTTTTGGAAAGGCTGCCAAGATGGAAACAAGTTTTTAGAATCCGCCAAAGAATCATCGATCCAACTGTCTTATTTACAGATTGGGCAAACGATGAATCTTTACCAAGTTTATCTGACTGTAAGAAACGAGCTGGTTTATCTGAAATCGTTACTCACAACGCAGTTGAAGATGCCTGGGATGTAATTGAACTTTTAAGAAAACACTATTAACTCAAGCAAGAACTAAGTATACTTTTTTGAATATAAACAATAAAATAAACCGAATGTCACAATTATTTACTGAGAAATTTCGTCCAAAGAATCTAGAGCAAATGATCCTTCCTGATAGGATTCGCAAATCAATAGGAACAGGTGAATTACACCAAAACTATTTGTTTTATGGATCACCAGGTCTAGGAAAAACGTCGTTGGCAAAAGTGCTTGCTAACAACTACCCTTACTTATACATTAACGTTTCCGATGAAAGCTCAGTAGATGTAATTCGTGAAAAGATTACCAATTGGTGCTCGACTATTAGTTTACTTGATGGTGCTGAAAGATTTAAGGTTGTAGTGCTTGATGAGATGGACGGCGCTTCTGACCAATTCTATAAAGCACTTCGTGCAACTATCGAAAAATTTGCTGATACTGCTCGTTTTATTGGTACTTGTAATTACATTAATAAAGTTCCAGATCCAGTGCAATCTCGTTTTACTTGCATTAACTTTGACTTCTTAAGTAAAGAAGAAGAGAAAGAAGTAATGGTTGAGTTTATTAAAAGATCTTGGGCAATCTTTAAAGCAGCTGGTATTGAAATTGAAAAAGATGCAATTGTTGAGTTTGTAAAAAGAAATTTTCCTGACATGCGTTCAATTGTAAACAAGATTCAAACATTTTATGTTCAAGGTGTAAAGAAAATTAATCCTGAAGATGTTAAGAAACTTAATTATTCATTTCGTGATATTTTTGAGATAGCTTGTAAAACTGGTGATGCTCAAGAAAACTACAAGTTCTTAATGACAAACTATGGAAGTAAAGTTGATGATGTTCTTCATTCATTAGGAAACGATTTACCTGAATATATTCGTGATAATCATTCAACAAAAGTTGCTAAGGTGCCGCAAATTCTAATTAAAGTTGCCCATTACCAATCGCAAAGAATACATGTAATCGACCCTTGTATTTCAATGGTTGCTTGTGTGTTTGAATTACAAATGATTTTAAATTCATAAAGATGCAAACGGCTGAAGATTTTTTACATCATGCTTATGAACTAGGTATTTATAAAAAAGTTTTAGGAAAGATGGTAGATATTCAAAAAACTCACAAGTTTCAGAGTGTTAACGAATCCGTAGAGTTTGCTTATCATTTAATAACTAAAGAAATGGAACTATACACAACAGAATCCAGAGAATGGAAATCAGCTCTGGTAAAACAAACAAAATACACTCCAGATACTATGGAGTTAATTATTGAATTTAACAACGGTAAGAAGTATCTTTACAAAAATTTTACTGAAGAACAATACCAAGCATTCTGTAATGCAGAATCTCAAGGTAAATATTTTCTATCAGAAATTCGTAAAAAGTATAAAGATACTGAAGACGTAATAAAACTTGAAACAGATGAACAGAGTACAGGATCTTAAGAATCACATTGCCTCTAAATATCCTAAACTTGCTATCAAGAAATTTGACATAGCAAAAATTGGAGCAAGAATTTACATTTACTTTGTAGATCTTGGTGGCAACTTACAAAGAGAACAACTATTCCGAGGTGCTTTACCAATGGTGAATGAAGTTCCTGTTCTTAAACAGCAGTTAGATTTAAACATCAAAAACGTAATGCAAAAGTGGAACTTTTGTTAATAACTTTTGTTAAATAAATTTGCTACTCTCAACTATTATGGTTAATTTTATACTATAATTAAAAAACAAAAAAAAACAATATTATGGCAGGATTAAACTTGATCTTCGATGGCAACTATTTATTCTACAAAACCCTGTTTATCTTCAGTGGTTATTCATCAGGCAAAAGATTACTTGAAGATGAAAAAGATCAGGCAATGTTCATGCGAAAAATTGCTACTGACATGTCCCATGCAATCCGTTCTTTCGGTAATCCTGATAGAATAGTATTTACTATCGATTCAAGATCATGGAGAAAAGATATTGAAATTGAGGACGGCGCATACAAAGGTACTCGTACTAAGGATGAGACTACTGTAGATTGGGATACTTTCTACAAATGCATGAATGAGTTTGGTTTAATCCTTCGCAAAAAAGGAATTATCGTTTCAAAAGAAGAACGCGCTGAAGGCGATGATCTTATGTATCTTTGGGCAGATCGTTTCTTTCAGGCCGGCGAAGACAGCGTAATCATTACAGGAGATAAGGATTTGACTCAATGTATTCGCATGAATGACAAAAACTTTGTAGTGGTTTATAATCCAAATTCAAAAAGCCGCAAGATCGTAGCTCCATACGGTTTTGCTAAATGGCTAAGATCTGAGGACTATGATTTATTCGATGCTTCTACTTTTATGAATCGTAGTAAAGATTTAATCGCTGAAGCATTGGGTGCTATTGAAATCCAAGAGATTGACCCTGCTTATCTTATATTCGAAAAGGTAATCATTGGCGATGCCGGTGATGCAGTACCGCCAATCTGGACATGGGAAAACAAGGGAAAAACATTCCGAGTTACTCCATCAAAAGCAGAAAGAATCTATGAAATCGTTAATCGTACAAAATTCGTTGATGATGTATATGATCTTCCCAATCGTGCAACAGAAATTGCAAATGGCATCTTAGCTGCTTGTAAGCAAACTGCACCAGCCGAGGTTATCAAATCAAGATTAACTCGTAACTTACTTTTGGTTTATCTTGATGATCGCACAATCCCAACAGATATTCAAGAGAAATTTACTGAAGCATTTGCTAAATCAAAAGACAAGTTCTTATCAGCTGCTAATTATGATATGAATTACTTGTTAGCAGAAACTCGTTTTATTTCAGCTGGCAAAACTTTTGAGGCAGATATCTTTAAACAATTTGATATCTAAAAGTTTAATAGAGGATGGAAAACTATCTTACCTATGGCAAATATAATCAATAAATTACAATACATCTAAAGTCATCTAAATACATGGAATTATTTGCGCTAATCAATACAATGTTTAAACCCGAGGAGTTTAAGAAAGTTAAAATGCATGAAAGAGCTAAACATTTTTTCATGGTGTCAAGATTTGCCTCTATCAAGTTTCCTGTTCAAGCTTCTTATTTTAATCACATTAAAATTAATCCGGCGCAAGCAGTTACTTTTTGGCAAGAGCTTTGGAGTAAAACATACAACAGAACACCAAACTGGATGTATGTTAAAACTGCAAAGGCAAAAGCTGAAAAGAAAGCTAAGCAGCCATTCACCGATGAATTCATAAAAATCTACTGTGAAAAATTCCAAATGTCTCGTAGAGATTTTGATGAATCTTTAGAAATCATAGGTGATAGCTTTATTTTTGAGGTAAAACAAATTGAGGCAATGATATCACAATAATCACCGCTAAGATCGGTGAATATATAAAGAAAAATATAGACACTGGATGTTAGCAATCCTTTCACAACCAGGCGACTTTGTTAAGATAACACAGGATACGCCTTTTCATTACGTTACAAATCTTACTGGGTGGTGCGATGACATCACAGGAACGGGTATCCTTAAAAAAGAATTTCGTTGGGGAACGTCAAACAGGGTAAGAGCTTCTTGGATAGAACTTACTAATCAAAATTTACAAGATGTTATTCTTGACCCCGCAAACGATCTATTTGTAGATTTTCGTATTACTCTTATTAGTGGTGGTCCTTCAACTATTAATAGCATAGAAGTTAACTGCAAACAATCTGCTGACGCAAAAGATCCGTATTTAGGATTTGTACCTGTTATGTTAGTTTCTGAAAGAGGAAACATCAGTAACTTAACAAAAATTACCAACTTTACATTTAAGCCATACCAAGTTAATCCTGCGGTTACTTTATACCGAGAACTTGCATATACTATAAATCAAATGTTTGGGCATGATGTAATGTATGCTCGTGCTGTTCCTATGGCAATAGGTCGAGATGTTACTCTTCATGAATGGACTCTATATGATGTTGACGATCCTTTATGTATTAAAGTACTTGTACCCAATAATGAATTTCCTGATAACAAGATTTTGTTTAATCCAATGGGTCTTGATTTTGAGATGCCATTTGAGGTTCAAATAGTTAAAGAATATTATGAACAACTATTTGGTATTGGCACTGGACCACAAAAACGTGACATTATCTATTTCCCATTAACTAACAGGATTTATGAAATAGAAAGTTCTTACTTGTGGAAAGATATTATGCAAAAAGAAGTCTATTGGAAAATAGCACTTCAGAAATATCAACCAAAATCTAATCGTTATGAACCGCAAGATCTTCGTGAAATGTTTAATACAATCACGCATGATACTGAAGAGAGATTTGGAGAAGAAGTTCAATTAGAAGCAATTCAAATAACAGACCCCCAGCAATATGATCCAAAGATTGGTTCTAATTATTATGACCCCACTCGTTTAAACTTTAATGATAACATAGTAATAACACAATTGAAATTATCAAATTATACAAACATACTTTCAGAATCACAATATGATTTAAGATCTGTGTATATTGCAGCAGCTGGTAATAACCAACCAACCGCTATTGAGTACCGGTCAAATGTATTGTTTAATACAGAGGATGATAGATCTTTAAATATGTGGTTTAAAGAGCTAAAACCGTCTATCACGGTGTCAAGAGATAATGTAAAAGGATATCTTTCACTAGGTACAGCTGGTCTTGAAACTACACCTCTTACATTTACCATTGCACCAAAAAGAAATTATGCTGTTGGTTCTTATGTTAAAATTGCAAGGTTTAACGGGTTAGCTCTATACGGAGATGTTGTTAGCGTTACGCAAATTTCTGCAGGCTATGTTTATACGATTAACGTAAAGAATGAAATAGTTAATTATCTTAGTACATACTATACAAATTGGGCATCTTCTTCAACTAATACAGGCTATACGTTAGAGCCTATTACTGAACAAGTTTTATTTGATGGTTATGGCGATGGTGCGGGTTGGAAAGTTTCTATATTTGCAAGTCGTTATATAATCTTTAAAGATTCCAGTAAAGAATACCTAAACATTCTTAGTACAAATCTTGTACAAGATTATTGGTATGGGTTATTTATGAATATGTCTAATTTCTATCGTCAATTATCAACCAATCTTTGGGTAAGAAAATGGAATGAAGAATCTCCACTCCCAGAACAGACAACAGATCTTGAAAATATATACTCAAATACTATAAGTAATTTTGAGACTATTAATCGTAGTAGCGTAGAAACTAAATATAAATTACGGGGTGGAAATTTAGCAATGACCAACATTCGTTTATACGATAAAATAGAAACAGAATTAACAAAACAGTCTATTATGCTGAATGAAACAATTGTACAAGATGCACAATTTGGAATTATTATTGATAACGCAATCCAACGCCTTCGCTTACCGTTTATTGGAAAAACTAAATAAGTGCAAACGTTTTTGGATTTATGAAGAAGAGTGAATTGAACTATCTAAAACAAAATAATTATGGCTAGAAAAATACCAGAAGAAAAAAAAGAAGAGATTAGACTACGTGATGAACTTGAAAAAATGTTACAAGATGGAATCGAGGATCTTCAGTTAAACATAGATAGCGCCCGAGACGTTTTACCCGCTCGAGAAGGTAATTTTATGGACTATGAAAAGGTGAAAACCTATGCTGATACAAAAGCGGATAACATAGTTGATTCGATATCGGAATTTTATTTAAGCATGGGAATCATAGAAGAGATTCCGTATGTTAAACAAAAAAGTGTGGTTGATAAAATCACAGTTTCTAATCTATTGTTCCAAATGAAAACAGCGGAACATGCTATCATTAAACTTCTTGAAGAGATTGACAACGGTAATTTACATCCAAGAACCTTTGAGGTTCTTGCTTCACTTCAGCGTTCTAAGATGGAGATTGTAAAACACCTTGCACAATTTATGGTTATTATGGAAAATAACTATAAGAGTCTGAAAGAAGATTATCGAATTAAGAAAGCTGATGAGCCTATATCTATTAACGCTGAATATGATGAGAGCCCAAAAGCGGCTCATCAAGTACGCGGCACAAAACAAATGATAGAAATGTTAAGAGATGCTATACCGGAGAAACGAGCTACTTCAAATCCTAATGATACTATATCCGCAGAAAATTTAGGGGAAGATGTCTAGTAGAGGTAAGATATGGAATACTAAAAAGATTGATGAACAGATAGACCGAATAGAACGTGGTCTACCTGCTGATTATTCACCGTTCTTTGAAGGCAAGATTAATACAAAGGCACCAAACCTTGTATTTGAGTATACAAGAGATGAGCTTGAAGAACTAGCGAAATGCGCAGCTGACGTTACATACTTTGGTAATAAGTATTGTTTCTCTATGACGGATGAGGGTATACGTAAAATTACTTTACGCCCATACCAAGAAGATATGCTTTCCGCATTTCAAGATAATCGATTCGTAGTAATGCTTGCTTCTCGTCAGATTGGTAAAACCGTTACATCGTCAATCTTTATTGCTTGGTATCTATGTTTTCACTCTGATAGAAATATCATGGTTGTTGCAAATAAGTTAGCAACAACGTCTGAAATTGTTGATAAGATTAAAACAGTTTTAAATAACTTACCGTTCTATATGAAACCCGGTATTACAGCCGGTGGTGTTACAGGTATGCGTTTTGATAATGGTTGCCGTCTATTCTCTCAAGCAACTACCAAAACAGCAGCTATCGGATTTACCATTCACTTGCTATTTGCTGATGAGTTTGCTCATATTCATTCAAACTTCTTATTACCGTTCTATCGATCAATTTATCCTACGCTATCATCGTCTCAAATCTCACGAATCATTATATGTTCTACTCCAAATGGCATGAACTTATTCTACGAGATTTACCAGGGGGCGGTAGAACAGCGAAATAACTATTTCCCAATTCGTGTGGATTGGTGGCAAGTTCCGGGTCGTGATGAAAGTTGGCGAAAACGAGAGGTTGCCAACCTTGGTTCAGAAGAATTATTTAATCAAGAATACGGTAACCAATTCTTAGCATCTTCTAGATTACTATTTAATTCTCACACATTAATGTTGATGAAAAGAACAGCAAAAGAATTTGTATGCAAAGAAACTGATCCGTTTCTAGATTACCCTGACTTAAATAATAACTTAAAGTGGTTACCAACATTTGATCCAGGAGATCCATATAATTTAGAGCAATCATTTGTTCTTGCTGTTGATATTGGTGATGGGGTTGGTCGTGACTTCTCGGTAATAAACATATTTCAGTTAACACCACAATCCATAGCAAGTGTTAGAAAAACTAGAGATTTTATCGATGAAACCAGCTTCTTTAGATTAAACCAAGTAGGTATCTTTAGATCAAATGTACATTCAGTCGAAGAAATGTCTAAGGTATTGGAAATATTGACATTTGAATTATTTAATTACGACAAATGTAAAGTTGTATTGGAAATTAACTTTAAAGGAAATATAGTATTTGAAAAATTATCGAAGAATAGAGAATTTTATCCAGAAATTTTTTTATACACAAAACAATCAATAGCAAACGATACTTTAAAACTGGGTGTTAAAATTCAAAAAGATAATCGTGAAACTTATTGCCGAGAATTAAGAACTTTGGTTAGAGATAAAAAGTTAGTATTAAATGAAACAAGAACATTTGATGAATTAAGTTCATTTGGTATTAATTCGGTTGGTAGATATGAATCTCAATTAGCACATGATGATGTTGCAATGACTTGCGTAAATCTTGTTGCTTTATTTGAGTCAGCAGATTTCTATGAAATGGTAGAAGAAATTTATGATACTTCTTCGGAAATATATAAATTAGCAGTTGAGACTAGAATGGCTCGAGGAGACAAAGTTGAAGACGAATTCTTATCAGCAATTAAAATGATTAAGGAATACGATGAACCAGCCTATCAACAACCGCAAAACTTTTTTAAATACAAAAAGTAAGTAGTATCTTAAAAAATCTGATGGATTCAACAAGATATATACTACGGATTGAATAAAAAGACAATCAAAGAAAAAATAACTAAAAAGCAGAATGGCCAAAATCACACTTGATCTTAACAGGTTTAAGGCATCTGGTGTCTACACAATCGAGTTTGACGCTTCAGAAAGAATCGTTGTATCTACACAGACTATCCGTCTTGTTGTAGGTTTCTCTCGTAAAGGACCTTTTAATGGACCAGTATTCCTACGCGATGTTGCTACATCACGTAAAGTATTTGGATCTATTGATTCTTTCCTTGAAAAGAGAGGCTCATTTTTTCACCGAGCTCTTGAAACTTGTTTACAGACAGCACCAGTATTCGGTTTAAATCTTTTACCGTTAAATGATACTCCAGTAAATGAAGGCGGAGACGCTGTAGATTACCGTTCTTTTGCACTTGCTGCAAACGAATCAAACGGTAGTTTAACTAGAGCGTTACTATCGTCGTTCTATAATAAAGAACGCTTCTGGTTCCCAGACGAAGAATATCTACAAGCTACTGTTGATAGCAAACCGGCTAACCGCGGTAGATTGTTTAACTTTGTAAACCTCGGGCAAGAAGTACAAAGCATAATCATTCGCAAGTCTGATAATGCTGCATTATATAATGTTACAGCAGATGATTATTATGGAAGAGGAAACGTTCCGGCGTTTATTCAACCAAATGATTTCTTGTCTGATTACTTTGTAGATGTTTACGTTGTTAGAGGAGACTGGACTAACTTACAACTTCTTTCACAAGATCCATTGTATTCTAAATACTTTGACCTTCGTGGTGCTAAAGTTGATAAGTTCTTTGAGTTCTTAGGACTTGATGGAATTACATTAACAGGTTCTTTCACAGGAACTATCATTCCTGATTTCATTGATAACAACGGTGCTAACCAATCAATCAATGTAATCCTTAATTCTGCGGTTGCATTAACTGGTATCTTCTGTGATTTGAATAAAGATGCCTTTGATGATTACGAAAATTCAACATATAAAGTTGATATGGTTGGTAACAGCTTAATCAACACTACTGATGATATTATTGATTTTTTATCATATAACACACCAATTAAATCTATCTTATCATACACTGGTACTTTACCAACTACAACTGGTGGATTTGATCCAACTGTTCAGAATACCGATACTGCAGTATCACCAATCGTTTATGTAAAATCATATCCTTTTGGTGGAACTAAAGGTAATTTTAACAACGTTCTTGTTGTTCCAAAACCTTACCCTTCAGATACAACATTTACAGTTGCTATGTACGATGCATTAGCTGCTACTTTAACAACTAACTCTCTTATTAAAACACTTGGTACTGACACTATTAATGATAGTGCTATTCCAAACGATTTTGTTAAAGTTTCAAATGTAATTGATACAGGATCATCTCTTGAAATTCAATTAAGTTCACCTGCACACGCAGATGCTACTTATGAAAACACTGCTCTTGATTATGCAGAATCTAATTATATTCTAAAAACTGTTGCTAATACAATACCTTCAGCTGCTGATACTATTGTAATTGATAACCCAACTGGCTCAGGTGATTCAATTCTTACAATTAGTGCTACTACACAAACAACACCATTTGGGCAAGTTATTGCAACTATTGGTTCAACAACTCAAACTTTACCTGGTCAAGCTATTGCTACATTAACTGCAGCTGTAACTAATACAATTGCTGGAGCAACACCAGGTTCTTACACCCTTCCTCAGGCATCAACCACTGGTTCTGGTACGGGTGCTACCTTTACTGTTGTAGTAACCGCTGGTGGCGTAATCTCTGCTGCCCCTGGTCTTGGTGCTGCGGGTTCAGATTATGTAGTTAGTGAAGTTATTACAATTAATACAACATCAATTGGTGGTTCAGGAGCATTGACAATATCTCCTGCTACATTCGTTCCAGAAACTTATACTGCAGTTGCTTCAACTTCATCAGGTGCTGGTACAGGCGCTACATTTACCGTGGTTTATACCGCGGCTGGTGCTCGCACAGTTACACTTGTTGGAGCTGGTACTAAATATACAACATCTCAAACTGTTACTATTGCTGGTAACCTTGTAGGTGGTGCTGCAACAACTAATGATATTACATTCTCGCCTGCTACTTTAGTTCCGGTAACTTATTCAAATCTATCTGCTACAGGCGGTTCAGGAAACGGTGCTAAATTTAATGTTACATATAGTAATAACGGTACTCGTTCTGTTGCTGTGGCAACTGGTGGCGCTGGTTATACTGTTGCTGACGCATTAACAATACCTCTTGCTCTTGTAGGTGGTGCTCCTGCTACTAACATTACATTTACAGTAGCTACTGTTTCAACAGGTGCTTCTGTTAGCCCTGGAGATATCTTGTTAATCCAAGCTCCTGGCTACGCTAAATACTTTGAGATTGATACAGTTTCTGTTGGTACTTCAACTACTACTATAACTGTTCTTAACTCTAGTTTAACAGCAGCCGCTCCTTGGTACTTAAGTAAATACTGTGTAGAAGGGTTCCCTGCTGATGAATTTGCTTCTTACTTACAACCATCTGATCTTGTAGTAACCATATTCGACATCGATGAAGCTGCTGCTCAATATCTTGTGCCTGACACTACTTTAGGTTTAGGCGATGGTTTTGGTTACGTTGCTGCTCCAAGCACTATCTATTCTAAAATCGAAGGACTTGGTCAAGTAGAAACTGCAGGTGATGATAATGAAGTTTCTCTATACAATATAACTTCTGCTGCTGCAATCTCTGGTACTTGGTATATCTTAGGAGATGCTACTAACCTTCCTTATGACATAAACAATAACATTGGAGATGTTCGTATCGTTGGTTCAGGTACTACTTATACACAAAATGCTTTTGATAACGAAACTGCTGGTGATGTAATTAAAGTAACTTTACCAGGTGGACAAATATTCTACGGAGAAGTATCAAGTGTATCTGCAACTACTGCTCTTGGTTCATTCAACCTTACAGCAACTGCAGGATCTGCAACTATTGCATCTCTTGCCCTTTATGAAGCTTACCCTGGTTCAGCTCTTGCTAAAAACATCGCAGGTAATCTTGTAATTGACGGAGATCGTATTAAATATGGTTCAGGTTCTTCTGAATACAATTACTTGAATATAACTGACCTTTGGAATCGTGATAAAGATTCTTATACTAAAATCTGTTATGGTTTATCTGGCGGAAAAGTTCAACAATATACAACATCTGCTTTATTAACCGCAGCAGATACTAATTTTGCTGATGTAAACTATACATACATTGGATCAACTATTTACACAGACGGATCTGCTACTACTAATGATGTAGCAATCTATTCTTCATTGGCTAAAGATATCAGCGAAAACATTGCAATCGAAGCTCCTGGTATTTTCGGTGGCGGTAAGAAATTTAAACTTTCTTCTACTAACGCTGCTAAACTTGAAATTGGTGATTACGTTGTAAACAATGATATCAATAATCCAATTCTTGTAAGAGTAACTGCTAAGATCAAAAAACTTGATCCTGCAACCGGTTTACCTTTTTTCGAGTACACTGTTCTTGAAACGCCTCAAATTACAATTACTGCCGGTATTTCTTTTGTTACTAAATTTGCGCCAATCCAAAAATTCTGTGATCGTTACCAATTTACTAAATTCTCTGGATTCAAATTGACAGACTTCCACTTACCTGGCACTCCTACTCAACTTGAAAAAATCTACGGAGTTCTTGAGAATACTAACTTATCTAAAACACTTGCTGACAAAGATGTGATTAGCTTCCGTTATATTATTGATACTTTCAATGGTGGACTTGAGCCTCGCATGGGACCAAAACAATACTTGAGCCGCTTAGCTAAGAACCGTCAAAAATGCTTGGCTCTTCTTAATGCTCCTTCTATTGCTGAATTCCAGGATGCAACTGACCCTAGATTTACTGATTTACCTGATCCGGCTGCGGGAAATCCAAAACCAGTATTAAATACTGCATATATTGCAGAAGGTGGCAACCTTTCATTAGGACCGTCTTATATCTGGGGATTACCTGATGAAGATCAAGGCGCTAAATTTATTGGAGTATTCTCACCAAACGTTATTATCCGTGAAAACAACAAAAACATCAGTATACCTCCTGCCGCAGACGTTTCAAATAACTTCATCCGTAAATTCATAAACGGTGAACCATTTGCAATCGTTGCTGGACCTCGTCGTGGTGTAATCTCTAATCCAAAATTTGTAAAAATGGAATACGATTACTTACTAGCTGACAGAGAGAATCTTGAACCAATTGGAATCAACCCTATCGTTACTGTTAAGAATGTTGGACCGATGGTATTTGCTAACCAAACTGCTTACCAAAGAACTTTATCAGCATTCAATAACTTACACGTTAGAGATCTACTTATTACTGTTGAAGAATCTGTTGAAGAAATCTTACAAAACTACTTGTTTGAGTTCAACGATGCTACAACTCGTTTGGAGATTCGCTCAATCGTAGAAACTTACCTAGATACAGTTAGAAATGCTGGTGGTGTATACGACTACGCGGTTATCATGGATGATACAAATAATACTCCTGCTATAATCGACCAAAACTTTGGTATAATCGACATAGCAATCGAGCCATCTCGTGGTATTCAAAAATTCATTAACAGAATCACAATTCTTAAAACCGGTACAATCAGCTCAGGCGGTTTCTCAGCGGCTTAAGATAAATGATAAATAAAGAAAAATAAACAACATAAACAATGGCAGGACTTCCACATTATAGGAACTCGAAGGCGGCAATGCAAAAGTTTGAACCAGTGTATAATGCACAGTTCGAAATTCTTCTTACACCGCCCGCGGCTGTTACTGGATGGACTCTAGTAATGGAAAACGTAATTAAAGTTGGTGGTATTGAAGTAAACAAACAACCTTCACCAGTAATACAAAAGTATAAGAGTGCAACCCGTTCTTTTGCGGGTGGCATTGTTGAGGATACTTCAATCAACATCACGCTTGACTTTGAGGTAAACCTTGATGATAGTAACTCAGCTTATGTATATAAAGCTCTTCGTAAGTGGTGCGATCTTATTTATGATCCGCTTACTGGACGTATGGGTCTTAAGAAAGACTACTCTGGAGGACCTCTTATTATCAATTACTTTAATAAAGCTGGTGATATCTTCCGCCAGGTTAAAGCACCGGTTGTATTCCCTACAACCCCAATCACACCGATTGAATCTGACTTCACGGTTAACGAAATCTATCGTATCAGCGGATTCACTCTTCGGGCTGATTACTTTGAAGAAACTATTCTTTAATACTAAACTACTTAAATTATTATTATTTAGGAGGGATCTTATGGATCCCTCTTTTTTGTGTTAAAAATTAAGAACCATCAGGCACCTGTGATATATAATTAAATCTAACAAAAATAGAATTATATGGAAGATAACAAAAATCTTAAAGAACAAATGGAGAAAGAAGCGCAACTTCTAATCCAACAAGAAGAACAGAGCGAATCTTCTGTTACCGAAGTAGAAGAGGTTAAACCTGTTTCATTAGGTAAAGCTCAAAAATTTACTAACTATGAAACCGAGGACGATATTCTTGCAGCTGAAATTGGGTGGAAAAACGTTCCTATGGATTCTTTACCTTCACAAGGATTTTTCTATACTCCTGGAACACAAGTTGCTATTCGTGCAGCTACGGTATCTGAAATTCGTCACTGGTCAACAATTGATGAGAATGACTTATTAGGATTAGATGACATGCTTAATTTTATTATTGAGAAATGCTGCCGTATTAAAGTTCCTGGAAAACCCGGTACTTTTAAAGATCTTAAAGAGATTGATCGTTTTTATCTAATTTTTGCTATTCGTGATTACACTTTTAAAAATGGTGAAAACAAACTTTTTGTTACAGTATCCGATGATGATGGTGCGGAGCAAAAAATTGAAGTAACTAAAGATTCATTGGATTACTTTAATCCTGATGAAAAGTTAATGAAGTATTTTAAACAAGAAGATCAATGTTTTAATATTCAAATGAAAAACGGTGAAAAGTTTAAAATCTATTTACCTTCTCTTGGAATTATGGCATTTATCAAGAACTATATCAAGAATAAACAGCAAGCAAATCAAAACTTTGATAAAACATTTATTAAATATGCACCGTTTTTATTCAGTGATTGGAAAATGTTAAATCAGGCAACGTATGATAAATCTGTACAAGAATCATTCACTTGGAGCTTACAAAAGATATCCGTAATGGACAAACTAGTTGAATTGCTTTCTTCTTCAATTAGTCCAGCTGTTAGATATCAGTCATCGGGAGGAGGCGAAGGGCGTACCCCGCTAAACTTTCAAGGAGGGGTCAAATCTCTTTTCCTTATTTCAGATATCTTTGACGAATTGGTTTGAGGTTGAATTTATTCTTCTTAAAGTATTAAAGTTACAACCATCCGAGCTCGATAAGATGGAATTTTATCGAGCAGAGATTTTAATGGAAAACTTAAAAAACTTTAATGAAGAACAAGAAGGAAAACGTAAGAAAGATGAAGAGCAATATGACCAGTCAGGAATGATGGGCCAGGCAAATTCAATAATGCGTGGTGCTCAACAATCTTTACCAAGTTTTAACATGCCAAGTTCTACTTCTTTGCCAAGTTTTAACATGCCATCTATGCCTAACTTTAAGATATAAGGCAGCATGATATATACAAAAAGATTTAGAACATAAATGTCAGTAGCCAATCAGGCCAATGAAAAACTTGCGCAGTTAGTATCCTTAGCCGCTAAGATAGAAAGCCACTTATCCGGTGGTAAAAAAGGCAAAGGGGAAAACGCTAAAACAGAAACGGGATTCGCTAAAGGCGGTGGTGGAGGAGATTCGCTCTCTAAAGATGCCGCTGTCATTGGCGGATTGTCGTCTTCATTGGCTACTCTAATTAAAGAGGTAGATGGCATGAGTCCAAAGGCAGGAGATAAACTTGCCTCCTTTATCATAAAGATGTCTAACGCAGTTCAAGAAGCTGTTAAAAATGGATTAGATGCTGACAAAGTAAAACAGCTAAATGAAAATCTTGATGCATTAGTAAAAGGTTCTGCGGGATTCATGAAAGAAATGGCTATGTCTATTCTTTATGGAATACCAGCAATGATTGGTGCAGTTTTCTTTGGTACAACTTTAAGAATACTTTTTGGCATTCTTAAAGGTGTTAAAGGCATGGATGAAGATTCGCAAGAATCAATTAAGATGATT